CCACTTCCAGAGTTTAGCCCAGCAAGTTCATCATCGTATGGGTCAGTGTATTCGTCTGGGTCAACCGCACTTATTGTAATACTACCTATACCATAGTAACCCTCATCAGGCACAATGGTTTGTTCGCTTGTTATAGGTGCGATTATCATATCTTGTAAAGGCGCAGCCCCAACCGTAACTTGGCTCAACCATTCATAGTTTGTATCAGGTGTAACAACTTGCCCTGATTGGTTTGGTTCCACCGTTTTTTCTTGAACTGTTACAGGTGTTATTATAACCTCATCAATATATGTCCCAGCCTGTGGCGTATATGTTTCTTGCTCAGTGCTTGAATGAACATACACATTTGTGGTTTGTATAGCACCCACTGTAACCTTGCTTAACCCATCATTACCAGTGTCTGGTGTAATCTCTTGCGAACTTGTCGTAGGTGTTACACTCTTTTCTTGTAATACAATAGGGCTTACTGTGATTTCGTCAATGAATTTCCCTTGTGTAGGGGTAATTGTTTGCGAACTGGTTGTAGATTTAACGGTCTTTTGCTCAACTGGTACAGCATTTACAGTAACGCTTGCAAGTTCGTAGCCCGTATCAGGCTCTACAACTTGTGCTTGGCTTGTAGGGGTAACAGTTTTGTATTGGTCTGGCTTGTCTTCTTCAAGGTTGCCTTCAATGCCAAATACAGTTTTGCCCCTTTTAATGTTAGCCGCAACTAAATCGTCAGGCCTTTCGATAGTAACTTTTGTTAATAACTTCCCAGTGCTAGGTGTAACTTCAACTTCCGTAACACCATCAAAGTCAATAGTTGGAGTTTTTTCTTCCGTAGCAACCGCATTAACAGTGATATTGCCATCAACAAACTTGCCACCAGTTTCAAGGGTTTGCACACTTCCACTAGGATAAATTGTCTTTGAACCACTATATGTCTGTATATTACCAGTTACATCGCCGTTTTGGTTAACAGCCACCTTGCCAGCAAGTATGTCGCCAGCAGTAACATTTGCATTGTTTGTATTCTTATAATTGCTTGGAATAGGATTTACTATCGCCTTTGCCAACTCGTAACCGCTATCAGCCACAACTTCTTGTGTTTGCTCGGTAGGAGTTACGGTTTTTGTCTGGTCTGGTTTATCTGGGTCAAGCACACCTTCCACACCAAGAATGGAAACACCCCTTAGAATGTTCCCAGCAACAATGTTTGCATCAATATCCGCAGTAACAGCATCAACCGTTACAGTGTCATAGTATGTATTATACTCATCGTGGTGAAAAACTTGTTGAGAAGTGCTTGGCGTTACTTCCAAATCTTCGGTTTCCGCAGGAATATCTACGGCAGTTATCGCACCGACTGGAAGAACAATGGTATCTTCTTCAACAATAAAGGTTTGTCTTGCCATTAGTTATCTCCTACTTGATTTGTTACATTAAAATAATACTTAGTGATTGAAATCTTGTTTCCGTCATTAAGTGTTGCTTCAATTTCGTATATATATGGATTGCTATCGTCTTCTGTAAGTGATATAGCCCAACTATTAGTGTCTACAGTAGGCACAATGCAAGTCCACCTTTGATTTTCGCTATCATATGAAAAAGCCCGAGAATAAATCTCGGTATAAGCATCTGTGCCGAGAATAAATCTCGCACCCGTTACAACATTGTTTTCGTCAGTAATATGAAGGGTAAAAGTGTCGCCCTGTGTTATAGTGTATTCCTTAACAAACTCGTTGTTAGGAAGTTTATTACCATATAAATCTCTTTGGCTGGTTGTGATTTTTAACATCTCGCCACCCTCCTTCTTTTCGTTTTTGATATACTATAAATTTTTTATTTTGTCAAGCGATTTTAGGCAATTAGTGAAGATTATTCAACGCTTTCAACAACAATTCTTGTCATACTTTTAACTTTATCCCTTGTGCCAGAAGTGGGATTACCATTCGATTTAATAATAAACTCAATATAGTCGCCTGCCTCAACATTGGTTACTGTAATATTTGAAGCGTGAACATATTTGTCTTGTCCAATTCCACTTACCCATATATAATTAACATCAACATTGTTCTTTTTTATGACAACACTAAATCTTGTTGATGCAGTTTCGGTGTTTTGATAAAGATTTGCCATAAAAGATATTTTAACTTTTGAAACCCCATCGCCTATTAAAACGCCATAATTTGGATATCCACTCCAAGTTAGTGCAGTCCCTTTTGACGACACTGTTGTCATATCTGTTAGCGTGTAATCGCTTGCATTAGGAATTGTTAAGTCATATGTCGGTTGTAGACATATAAGTTCCGCAGGTCCTTGTGGACCAGTTATATCTGCTAGTGCAACAAGGTCTGTCCACGTTTGCTCATCAACGTAGTGCCACTGTATATATGTTCCATTATTTCTAAGCTCGATTTCACGCCCATTTATGCTTGTTAATGTGTGCAGAGTAGAAACTATAGGAACCATAGCAGAAAGTGACGAAATGACGCTGTTTTCGCTCGAAATATTGCCTTCTACATCAATAATATCGTCCATACTATTCCTCCTGTTCGCTTGGAAGTTGTTTATAAACGGTGAACTCGCCTTGATTGGTCGTATACTTGTTGCCACCAGTAAGAGTGTATCTTATGTGATAGTCGTGCGTCCCAACTGCAAGAGCATTTGTCGTTACGCTTGTCAATGAAAGTATGTATTCACCATCTGTTAGCGTAAAAGACTCAGTTAATTCGTTAATGCCACTTTTGCTTGCCAAAACAAACTCGACATCTGTTATATCAGCCGCACTAATTGAACTATCGTTAATTGTTGGTGTTGACTTAATAACAGCCAAATCCCCCTGTGTTAGGAAAAAGTTTGTTTGCAAAAGCCCATTTCCTCTTTTTACATTTTGACTATAAAACATTTTTATATCCTCCTTTTTGTTTTATATACAGAAACCTATTACAACACCTCTGCTTGTCTTGGCTAATGAACCAGTATTCATTCCACCATTTGATGTAACATCGATAAACATAGAGTCAACATACCTACTATGTGTTGTTAGCCACCAAAACCCAGCAGTCCCGTCAAAATATGTTTTTATCTTTGAATTATTAACAAAATAAGCATACTGATGTCCCTCTGCCCCCTGGTCATAACCATAATAGTTGTTGACACCAGTTCCAAAAACTTCGCCCTCAGAAAACAAGAATATTTTATCTGTTGATGATGCAACAGATGTATTCCCACTACCGCCAATGCACCCAGTATATCTATCTTTTAATGCACTAGATAATTCACTTGGGAATTTTGCCAAAACGGTTGGCAAATATGAATTATATAGGTCTGAACTTGTATAGATGCCATTAGATGTAGAAGTATTATACATAGGGCTATTACCAACAATCTGTGTTGCAAATGTTATAGGTGTGGTTGCACCACCAGGCACCTGTCTATCGTGATTAAAATCAATAATTTGTGCCTGCGTTGAAGTATCGTCTGTGAAATATAATGTTTTCGTATCCCCAACGCTAAATGTTGAACTTGCTAACCCTGCCTGTGCTAAAGCGTTAATTTCTGCCCAAGTCATTTCTTCAAGTGTTTTTTGTACAAAAACTGGATAAAAATTGGTATCTTGTGTTATTTCTATAGTAGAGACATCTACAGGAGTTGTCTGGCCAGAAGAAAGTGCCCACCCTATACACTTATATCTGTTATATGTATCCGTTGTTGTAGGGTATGTGCTAGGAGCGGTTGCCGACTCACCCTCAAGAACGCTGTCGTGTGCAAAAACAGTGCCATCTTCTTCATAAAAATAAACATTGTAATATGTTGGTTTTATTTCTAGAGCAGAAATATGTATATATGTTTCACCGTTTTTATAATTCATTTCAGAGTCTGTAATCTTAAATACTTTTCCATCGAGAAAGCCATTTCCCGTTGTGTTTATGGTGACAGTATCACCCTGAACAAAAAACTCACCCTTGTTTCTTCTTTTTACTATAACACCATTAACATCAGTATAGTCACAAAATTCCACATCAGCCTCAAGTGATACACAATCAGACGAAAAATGCGACAACATATTGCTTGCCAAATAACTGGAAACCAAAGAATTACCAAGTTGTAAATTTTCATTTAATGCACTTTCTTGGTCTAATGATACCTTGTTTTTTGATTGGCCATATGACCTCGTTTCTCCATCCGCGCAAGAATGTAACACGACAGTAGAACCATCACCCTGTGTTATCTTCAATGCCACGCCTTTTGGCTCGAAATAATAACTATCTTCAAAAGACAAAGTCCAATCACCAGACGATGGGGTTGTCTGTTTATATGTTGCCTGACCAGACACAATATATGCGTGATGTGGCAATATTTTTGTTTCAACAATAAATTTATTATTGTCATCTGCATATATTTTTAAATTAGAACTCGATTTTGGTATATTACTATTAGATATGGAAACAAAAGCCTTCTCATTTATATCGTTTTTAAAGTCTAAACTTGATTTGTATGTTTCAAAACTATATGAACTAACTAATATGTTATACTGTTTATCTTCTGGTATTGCAAATTGTGTAGACGTGCCATAAAAGCCAAACTCAATATTTGCTGATGTTATAGAAAATGTATCAATAACAGGGTATGCCAGAATATCATTTTGAAATGGCTCTATCACAAACCTATAAAATGTATCACCACTTGCAATATTAGAGTCATAATGCCACTCTTGCTTATAGAACTTTTGGTTTTGTATGTGTTGAACTACAGAAACCCCTTCTGGAAATGATTTTTTGTTAGAGTATGTGTTAAAAGATTTTGCCCTATATGCCGTATTAGATTTAAACACATAACCCTTATCTGATGGGACATCGTCATCAAACTCTTGAATAGATACATTGTCTATTGCATTGTTATTAAAAAATTCTGGCTTTAATTCACCCAAGATATTTTCTTTTTTTATTTGTATCGTCATACAGCAGACCTCACATATATAGTATCGCTTGTGCAAGATAATGTTGCCCCAACCGTGTTTAAAAACCTATTCCAGTCGTCATATAAGTGGCCAGTTATAAATATTGGTATACCAGACCCAGTGTTTTCTATGCTATCAATAAGTGCTAGTATCTTTTCATCACAATATATATTCATTGGAACTTTTGCATTCAGCAATAATTCATTTGTAAACTCAACAAGTTTGTTAAACCATAGTCTTAATAAATGCTGCCCAGTTGTAGACTGGTTGGCAACAATAGATGTTGTTGTAATGCTATCGTTTAACAATATTAGAGGGTCTGCAACCTTTAATTCTATCGTAGAATTATCGTCATCATAGACCGTTTCGTTAACAAACCCATAATATATTACATTGCCATTAAAAAATACATTAACCGTTGTATTATTTATTATTTTGTTAGCGGCAACAAGTTTTCTAAGTTTTAGATTGTAATCTTCAAGTTCAATGACGGCCTGCTGTGAAATTATACCAAAAGATAATTGTGTAGGATTTTCTTGCATCTGTCTAGGAATAATGCACGACAATAGCCCATTGTTTTTATCGTATGTCAGCAATCGTCCACCTATATTTAATTCAACCACAAAACTATCATCTTTTACAATTGCTTCTTCTGTCAAATACGCATAGAACTCAACTCTTGTATCTGCTGGAGAATAAGGGACTTCAACCTCAACTGAGTCAACAGTTATATCTTCTGTTGCAACAACGGCGACATTTTTTACTCGTTGTTTACCAAGTAATGAAAATGTAAGTTTTTTTGTCCCATCGGTTGTAGTAAATGCAATATAGTTTAAATCAAGACCTTTTAAATTATCTATGTTCAAATAATATGTTTTACCAGCCTCAATAGTAATAGATTGTAGGCATTGAACCCTTACATAAAGCGAACCATTGTATCGTTCATACCCACTCGATATATCTGTGACTATAGCAAAACTTTGAGCTTCCTCATATGAATATAACGAAAGGTCTTGCTGGCCACCACTTGGCAACGCCCTAGACATTCCAGCACTTGTATCTGCAAGTATTTGAATTAGATTTTCTGCCATACTAATCTCCTATAGAAGGCGCCCACTTGAATTTTGCCAAATAACTGTCAGCCATATCACTTTTTTGCGCCATAGCAGTAAAAGTCTCTGTGCCGTTAGCGAGTCGACTATACAAACTAATAGGTGTTGAGTATGTTGTCCAAGTAGCCGTGCTTACATTTGCGCTTGTAATATTGTCGTCTGTTGTATATTTTATTGTGGCACCAGTTGTATCACAAGTCAATGAAAGTGTTGGATATGCAGGTGTAAACGCAGTATAAGTAGTTGTGCCATTAGGTAGTGTATTTTTTCTATATACAGTAATGGCTGTCCCAGAACTATTATATGCGGTTATTGTTTCGCCAACATCGGTAACAACAATCTTTTTCCAGTTACCATTTATACTTGCATATACATCTATGGCGTTGCCACTAGAGTCGTAAGTCTCAACAATTTGCTCACTAGAAATATCGAAATCTGGTGTCTCAACTCTTGGCAACATTCTATTATCTTCGTGCGCTTTCGCAATAAGGTCTGCATAACTGTCGTAAGCCAACTTACTAACAAATGTTATCTTTAGACCTATAATTGCCTGTATAAAACCAAGTGGATTATCTGCGTCAGGTGGAGCAATCTTAATCTGGTCTCGGCTTTGCTCTGACATATACATCTTTCGAATAACATCTAGTTTCAATTCGAAGTCGTAATACCTAACGAAGAACTCTCTTGTGTTTGTTAATTGTATAAAGTCACTATACACATCTTCGTTCATTGCAAAGAATGTAAATGAGACTTCTGGGACATATTTTGCTTCCACAACATTCTTATCATTGCGTAGTTCAAATGAGTTGTCCCTATATGGGCTTGTTTTATACTGTAGGGAGTTGTCACAAGTATATTGAGAAAATTTCTTCACAAACGAATTCAGCCCATTTGGAAAATCGTTTACTGCCTCTGCATAGGTTGCGTATAGACCTATATTCCCTACAACAAAATTACTTGCCATTATCTACTTGTTAACCCCCTTCCAGTAGTTCTTTTACTATAATAATCGAAATCTTTAAATGTGGCATCGGCTAATTCCTTACCGTTAATTATCAATTTGGCTACACCACCATAGCCACCGCCAGTTGCTTGATTAGCACGAACTTGTGCCTTGTAGAACTCTTCGCCAAGAATTTCGCTATCTATGACATTTGTTCTACCACCAGCATTGTATAATATTTCTGGTCTTGAACCTTCACCTGCGAAATATAGACTTCCGTGGTCTGGAACACCAGAGTTTGCAAAAAAATCACCCTTGGACATTTTAGCCATACTTGTAGCAGTCGCTATAACACCTGCAGCAGCAATAGACGCACCAGCCATAGCAGCAAGTTTCATTCCTATTGTCCACTTTGTGGCATCTTTAGCAGCTCCAATAGCAAGTATTACCATCAAAAGACCACCAAGTGCAGAAATAATACCAAGAATTGCTCCACCTAGGCCTCCAAGTTTGTCTGCTATATCAACTATGGCTGCGATTATACCAATTGCCATAAATGATATCAATAATGTTTTTAAACTGCCAACAGCTGTTATAAGTTTTGCTAATGACCCTACAACGACAATTGAGACTATTAGTTCATCTAAGATGCCAATTCGGTCTGTTACATCTATAATCCACGTAACAATCTGTATAATCTTCTCAAGTATACCAGTGAGGATTGGCAACAACTTAGATAATGCATTACCAATAGCATCTTTGTTATTATTAAACAAAGCAACAATGCTTTTCCCAAAATCTCTAATTGATGCCAAGAAACTATTAAGTGTTTTTGCATCGTCGACAATAAAGTTTCCTTCCTCATCTATCTTTCCAAGAGGGAAAATCCATTGCAGCAAACCATTCTTTATGTTCTGAACCTCTTCATCAACCTTCGAGAACGAGTCTGCTATCTTAGTGTATTTTTCTGCAGCTTCTCCAGCCAACGCCTCAAGTTCTGCCTTAATACCAGCGCCCGCATCGTTTTCTCCAGCACCACCAAGCACATTAAACTTATCAATGTTAAGCAATCCTAGGTTATCATTAACATCGTATATGCTCTCTGCTATTTCACCTATCGCACCAGCTGTTTTATTAAATGGTGTTGCATCTGGCAATTCGTGGAACACTTTTATCATTTCAGTAACTGCCTGAACCACACCAATAAGAATAGCCATCAACTTATTTATTGGTCCGCTAACCGCATTACCAATAACAGTCATTAAGTTTTCCCAAGAACCACGCAATATACGAATTCTGTTTGTTACAGATGAAAGTGTCTCGGACAAGTCACCAAACGCACCAGAAACTTCAAGACTATTAACCGTTTTAATAAACCTTAAATAAACCTTTTCTGCTTCACTTAGGTCTCTAGCACGGACATTAACCATTCCAAGGTCTTTAAGCAATTCGTCCAATGCACCAGTCGATATATCAATACCCAAGAAACGAGATGTCTTTAACTGACCACCAAATATAGTTGACTGCATCTTGTTGTATGCCTCAGAGAAATCCATATTACGCAAAGACGCAATATCGTATGTCAACTCGGTTAATACTATAGACATCTGCTGGCCAGTTTCTGTTGCGCCAACCATTGTTTCCATTAACGACTGGAATGAACCAGCAAACTTCATAACCTCATTGGTTGAAACACCTAGCGAAAAACTGAAATCCTTAGCCCATTGCGCAACCTTTTTTGAGTTCTGTCCAAAAGCATTTTCTATAAGGTTTAGGTTTTCTATATAGTTACCAGCAAAAGCTGCAAACTGCTTTGCATATCTTGAAAGAAATCTTCCAGAGACAAGGGTTATAAATGATTTAATTCCACCACCTAGGTTTCTAAAAGACCCATTTGTAATACTGCTTATCCCCTGGGCCCTTTCTTTAAACCAATCTCCAAGTGAAAATTTCTTTTGCTCTTCATTAGAGCCAGCAATAAGTTCTCTATTTTGCTTCTGTAATTCATTAAGTTCTTTAAGTTGCTCAATATGTTCAGAATTCCACTTCTCGACAGCAAGTTTCTTTTCAATGTTGATTTCTTGCTCTCTTTTAACTTGGTCTGTTAATTGCTGTATGTGGGCAATGTTATAATCTGTTACAATGCGCTTATGTGCAAGATTTTCTGCCTGTTTGTATTCCATTAAAGACTTAGAAATTGAGTTTTTTAATTCTAGGTCTTTTAGTTCTGTTTTAAGCAGCGCAACAGACTCGGCTTGGTCAATTTTCCATTGATTAGAAACCTCGGCTTGATATGTTTTATTTTTTAATAAAGTTGCAGAAATTTCATTTTTGGACCTAATGTCATTAGTGGCTTTAGATATTTTTGTAAGGCCAGGGAAGGAATTTTTATCAAAAATCCCAAAATACTCATCAGCAGACAATGTATATCCACCATTGGCAGCATTTAAAAGTTTCTTGGCTGCTTTGTTTATTATTGTATTTAAAGACTTAAGGCCCTTAGACAATGACTTAACTAATTCTTTTGATACATTTTCGCCGTGCTTTTTTACTATGGCCTCTGCTTTTACGCCGTCTTTTTCTAGGTCATTAGTGCCCATACGAAGATTAGCAATCGTTACATCACCATTATTATTCAAGATGTCATCAGCCATAAACACGCTCCTTTAATTTTACACATTAGATATTCTTAGGTTTGCCATAAAGTATGCTTTCCACCTATCGTTATTTTCCTCAACTGTTTTACTTGGTGTGTTGAGCTTCATACTTAATGGCTCTTTAGGGTAAATTTCCTTTTTAGTGAAATTTTGCCCAACTGCGAACATATGATAGATGCCATCTATGTAGGCGTTATAGTTCATCTTGTCATATAGTTCTTTTTCTTTTTCTTCATAGGCGTCACAATAATTCCAAAAGTAATCAGGGTCGCCCTCCCAAAATTCGGTCGCCGTCATACCCATCTTAATCGCCAATGGGCATAAGTAAAAATCAAAATAGTCAAGCAGATTGGTGTATTTCAACTTCTCCGCTTGACTATCGTTACTTACCAATCTATTTTCTTTTTGGTTACTTTCTTGTCTTGTGCGCCTTCGGTAAAAACCGACATTGCAAATTCCAAAAGTTTATTTGGCACATCTTCATACTCTTCAATAAATTTGTCTAATATATCGTTAGACTTCTCTCTCGAAATTTCTGGGTGTGCTATTCTAATCATATCAAAAAATAAATCGTCTAAATTAGCAAATAAGTCAATCGCTATAGGTGCGCTCTTCTTCTCTATTTCTTTAGAGCTCGCATCTCCGAGTGTTAGCACTTCAGGACAAATTTCATAGATAGTTTTAATTATCTTTCTATTTGCGGTAAGTGTATAGACCTTCTTGCCAATTTCAATTTTCTTTTCCATACAATGTGTCCTCCGTTTTTATATTAAGTTGTAATTACGCATTAGTTTCAGCGTCTGTCTTTCTAATAGTTGGAACAGTCGTTAAATCGATAATATCTTTTAACTTTGTCGTTCCAGAAGTAATAGTGCCAGCGCCAAGCCAGTTGTTAAGCGTTGCAACAACCGTAGCATCTGTAATTGCTGATGTAAGGTCTGGAACCATAACTGCTTCTTCAGATTGAGCAATGGATACAGCGCCGTGAACAGGGTTTCCACCTGCAAGCCAAGTAGCACCAGTTCCCTTAACTACAAATCCAGTTCCAAGTGGAAGAAGGAATAGATAAGGTTTTGCTTCCGTTGCACTTATTTTACCTTTAACCCTTGCATAGTTGTGGCCAGCTGAGTCGAAGTTGTATTCCAATTCAACTGATGGTTGGTCTGGTCTGTCTGCTACATAGGTTTTAACTTTGCTATCTGCTTCAGTTGTTTCTATTGTAGAAGGTGCAGAACCTAATGCAGGTGGGTCACTCGTTACTGGAACAAGATAGTTAAATTTGCTATCTGTGGCATTCCAGTAGAAGATTTGGAACCCAATACTAGATTGAGCAATGTTGCTTTGTAATGTATAAACATCTGCTGCCATTTTAATATCTCCTTTTTGTTATTACTTTGTTATGATTATCTACAACGCAAGATAGACGAACTATCCCACGAGTAACATCTGTTATAATTGTGTTTACGAAATTGTTTTCATCGACATTCATTCCCAAGAACCTATAGTCGCCACTGTCTTGGACTGCTATAAGTTTCTTTATGATTTCAGACCTCAGCGTAATATTCTCTGCTTTTGCGTGATGACCACTTGTATATGTATTAAGCTCAATCACCACACTGCTTTGGTTATATATCTGCCAATTGTCCATTGCTGGCTCAAAAGGTAGTTCATAGATATCAACTGTAAAGCAAGGTGTTTGAGTTTTGCTTAAATTTTGGGTGTCTAGCGGCAAATATGTCACTGGGATATATGTTTGCCCACCATCCAGAGAAATGTCCGATATTGACCCCAAAATGGCAGAAATTGCGCTATTAAAACCATTGTAATCAAACACTAAGTCATTTATGTTGCCATCTGCGATTGTAGCCATCTGTCAAACCTCTCTAATAATTTCTTAAATCTGCCCATATTGAACACCGAACCATTCTTTGTTCTATTAAACGACATTGCATAAATAGTGTCCATTGTTCGCTTTGTATCATAGATAAACCTTGCTGGAACAATACCATTTGAAAATACTGCTCGAATGCCACCATCTTTGCCAAGAACTTCCCAGTCGTCGTTTAAGATTAACTTACCATCTTCGAACTTAAAAAACCACCCTGGGCCAAAATTACTATACGCCCCATCTCCGTGTATTGCATAATTAACATATTTTGACTTGTTAACAGCATATTGCCATCCAATTTTTGATGCTTGCGGATGTTGATGTTTATCCCCAGCAAGCCCTGTCCCATATTCCAAGAACATTATTAAATTTGGTTCACTAGGATTATCGTTTCTTACAACAACACAGTAACCATCTCCAAGTGGCTCATAGAAAATATCTTGGGCCAGTAAAGCAGCAACTTCTGAATTTTTTGTATTCTCATCGAGATAAAGGTTTAGTCGTTTTCTAGCAAACTCAACAAACTTTACAGCCCATAGTTTATTAACTTCTTGTGCCTGCTGTTTGAAGTGGTTATAAACACGCTCAATGTTGGCATTTATATTGTTAAGTGCGCTTTGGAGTATTTTGGTTTGCTCGAGTTCGTCCATTATTCACCTTCTTCTTCAGTGGTTTCAGGCTCAGGCACAGGAACCGCCTCAAAGGTTAATCTATAGAACTGCTCTGTATAGTCGTCAATCCCAACTGCTTCAGTAGAGACAAGTTGAATTTTATTACTTGCATCGCTAGCAGAACTTGGCTTTCTTTTCCAAATCGTTGTAGTAGATGTTAGTGGCAAATAAGCGTCTCGTTTTATATATGCAACATTGGATACAGGATTATAGTCGATGTCGAACATTAAAATGTCGTTATCTGCAAGATAGAATAGTTTTGGAATGCTTGCTGATTGCCTATGTTCTAGGCCTACACGAATTACGCCCTTCTCTTCTGGGAACCTATACAGCACAAAGTAGTCACCATAATCGTTATAATTACAGAAAGGCACAACATCAACACACATCATAGTATATTCATCTATTTGTCTTGTGATGTCGTTAGCCTCGAACTCTAATACCTTATCGAAATGGAATTGAACTCCGTGGTCTTGATAAGAAACCCTTCCAGTAGTTGTAATATCTTTTGCGTAGTCAACCTGCCAGTCCAGATAGGAAGGTTGGAAGTCGGATGTAAGCCCTCTTTTAACTCTTAAACATATTGGCTGTTTATTCTTTCTACCAACCATCTTATAACCCCTGTGGTATTCTAGATTTTAAGTTGCCTTCTGGACTATTTTTAATTGTGTTTTTCTGTGACCCGTCAGAGTATGATGAATACCCTTCCGCACCATTCAAGTTAAAACTCTCTACAACATAAGAAATGATTGAAGAATTATAGATACCATTCGTAAATGCCGTTTCGTTGCTAGGTCTAGCCCAGTCCTCGATAATTCTAACCGCATCTTCGATATAGTCGTCTATTAAATCTTCATCATAGTTAGTGTTTGGATTGTTTAGTTGCAACCTTCTTTGGACCTTGTCCCTTAGGTTGCTCTTTACCTTGTTCAGTGTTTTGTTTGTCATCTTTATTCTCCACTACAGGTTCTACCTTGTATTCGGTTTCTTTTAGAATGATTTTCTCGGGCTCTATAATTTCCCAAGAGTCAAATGCCTTAGCGTAGGTAGGAAGGTGCTTGCTATCTATCTCACACTCTAGTTCAGAATATGGAGGGTAGTCAAACACCCCTATCGATACGTTTTGGTTTGTATATGCCTTGATTTTTAATTTCATAAACTTCCTTTGCTACTAGGAAATAGTAGCGATGTATAGGTTGTTAGGGTCAGCAAGAACTGGAACGAATTGAGCTTCTGCACGAGTTAATAGTTCTTCTGGGTCTTCGTTTCTCCAGATATCGCAGTAAACATAAATGTTTCTAGATTGTGCTGGAGTTACAAGTCCGCTAATACGAGCCATTCTTTCAGTTGGTGTAACGCCATAGAAGCCTCTACCAAGAGTATCAGTAGCAGAGCCACCGAAGAATACGATTTCGTTTTCTGGGAAGTATCTCTTAGAAGTTTTTGTGCCGTCTGCATTTTCTACAAGATATGTGTCATCGAATGCAACAACTACGAAACCATAGTTTTCTTTTAAGAATGCGTTTAATTCACCAACGCTTAGAACTTTGTCATAGTTAACACCCAAAATTGCTTTGTGAATGTTTACATCATTTCTCATATAGCCAAGAACTTTAGAGCTTGTTACGGCACGAGTTAATGTGTAACCAGCATTTTTAGCATCATCGGTAATCTTTTGAAGGTCGCCCATAATGTCTGGTGTGCCAGTTGACCAAGTTTTTGTATATTTGTTGCCAGCAGGAACGCCGAAGTCAACAGTGGTATCAACATTGTTTTCTTTAACGGTGAATTTACCAGTTGCAAGAACTTCGCCTTTCATAACTAATGCACGAGTTCTAACATTGTCTGACATATGACCAGCATCGTTGAATACGATTTCTTTAATTAAAGCGTTGTCTTTGTATTGGTCATAAAGTTCAGCCCATTTTTCGTCAAGAGCAATCTTATCTTTGATAAGCATTTTCTTAACTTTTTCTGCACTAAATGGAACACGGCTTCTCATTTTAGTTACAGTGTTGTATGAATATACTTGAGCCATTAAACCACGAGGGTCTTTTGTTGCTTTCATATATGCAACTTCTGGATTTTCAGTCTTTTCGTTTGGGAAAAGTTGGTCAAGTAGATTTCTGTTATCTGTTGGATTATAGTTACTTGCGAAAGAAACTAAATCTTGGTCTTTAATTCCTAAAATTTCCATCTTTTATTTCCTCCTAATAAGCCCTTGTAGTATCGCCATATGTATCGAAGAAGATACCCATAGCGGTTAAAGCCGACTTTTGTGCGCTTGTTGCGGTAATTCTGTCAGCGAATACACGTCCACCAACAAGAAGTGCCCCCATTTCTGGACCATCTGTTACATCAACATCGTGGAATACAATGCCTAGAACAGTGGTAGTTGTTACTGCTGAAGAGTTTTCATCATAAGTTGTTATATCTTTGCTGAAAACAGTTCCTGCTTTTACGATTTTTCTGTCACCTACAGTTGCGCCATCTGCTGTAGCGAATTGATAAGTGATTGTGTGATAGTGTTCACTTGAAAGGAAGTTGTAGTTATCTGCTCTTCCATAAGTTTCACTTTTAATGTAGTTACTCATTTCTAAATCTCCTTTTTAAATTTTACATTAGACCACTAAATGCTGTGGTTTTGGTGTTCTCAGCGACTTGTTTTGCTTGATATTCTTTTGCAAATCTAGCACCTGTGTCGTCTGGAGCACCTGCATTGCCACCTGCTGGGTTTGGAGTTTCAGATAAGATTTTTTCTCTTAAACTTTTCTCATAATCTGCGTTAACTTTTGTTCTGGCTGAGATTAGTTTATCAATCTTGCCAAGGTCTTCGTCTTTAGAAACCAATTCAAGGTATGCTTCCACTTCTGTTTTGTCAAACAAGTTAGCATTTTCGAGTTTTGTTTTTGCTTTGCTTTGAGCCAGTTCTTTATACACTGCTATTTTCTCGGCTTCAAACGCTTCTCTGTCTGCTTTTAGTTTTTCCTCTGCAGAAAGTTTTGCTTCCTCCTCAAGTTTCTTACGAATTTCTTCTTCCACCTTTTTAGAGTTGTTCGCAGAATAAGTATTGATAGCACTTGTTTTTTCTCTGTCCAAGTCGGCAGTGAAAGCATTGTTATCAAACTTAAGTTTTCCGTCCTCCCCTAGAGTGACATATTTTTCTAAATCCATAATATACCTCCTTTTAGTTCAAGCCCCTGTAACCCCTCCGAGTTCCAACCAGCCCTCAGAGTAATTATCTCGCTTGCCCTACAAATATGTTTTATGATTTAGTGTTTATTCTTGCTCGGCTATCGTCGAGTTAGAACCTTGTTCGTTAGGGGCTGTTCCAATCCCCTTGATGCCCTCGGTTTCAGGCATCTCTGCTTTGTTCTTTTGTGCTACTGAATATGGGTCAGCCACAATGTTTGTTACAGACAATGCAGTTTCATCATTCATCCCAGCACTACGAAGAACATTGTATGCGTTAGAAGCACTTGTAACATTTTCAACTTTGTTTCTGTTAGGTTTAATTTGTATATCGTTAACAGTTAACCCAGCGAATGGGCAAGTTGAATATCTAGAGCAAATCTTAAGAATTACTTCTAGAGCCTCACTCTCTGCTTCTATTGCGCTCAATGTAATAAGTCCAGCGATATTTTCTAGAGACCTATAACCAGCACGGCTTTCTACAGCAAGACCAGTGTCTCCACTAGAACCACGAACTTCACGATTAGGTATGCAAAGGACTTCTTCAATCTTGTTGCATATAAAATCTTGTAGTGTTTGAACTTCGCTCTGATTAAGAGGTATCTTTAAGATATCTACTTCTGGCTGAATTGATGCACCTTCAATAGACCTAAATGCAAGAATTCCTTCTTTTAAACATCTCTTAACTTCTTCTAGGTGTTCATTGTCCGTATTTATGTCTCGCAAGGTCAATAGATAATCTACAACCTGTTGAACGCAGTCAATACGGGTGCTTGCTAGAGCATTTGCTGCATCTATAAGAGCCATTGCGTGCTCAAAGTCGCCAGTGCGGTCTTGTTTTCTTGGATATTCTACGATAGGTATAATGTCTATTGGATATGCTTCAATTTGCACACCATTAAAGTTTTGTGGGATATTGTATAATTGCCCATCTTTATCGATGAATTGCCAATAGTGATATTTTGTCCAAACATTGTAAACGGTTTCTTGTCCAGTCACTTCGTAAGTTATTTCGTCGTAAGTATTACGGATAAAATAGTTGACAGCCATCAATTTTTCTTTGCTTATCGTGTTAGAGTAAACACAGAAAGTAGTTACAGGGTCAATATCCCCAACTGTTTCAAAGTATTTGCCACGAGCGACTTCTGCTTGTGTTGCTGGTCGAATATATTTATATCCCAAACCGTCAATACCGCTATACCAAGTTACCTTTATTGTCTTGCTAGCATATTTATCATCATCCATTGCCTTGTTTAGTGCTTCAATTTGTGCAGATTTGTCTACATTTCTGCTTGCATAAGAGAAAGGTTGTGCAAAGCAATAGGCATTTATTGTTGTAACAGCAATATTTGGGTAGTTAATGGCAACTTTGTTATTGATATCCTTTCTGGTTTTCTTAGTTTTTTTGCGGATATCCGTAATGTTGTAATAGTATTCCATCAACCTTTTTATGTCTGCAACATTTTTTTCGTGTTCAGGCACAGCCCTACTTAAAATAACAGGGATAATTATCTTGTCTTTTGCTACATCTCCAGTAGGAGCTAGGTCGCTATAAATAATTTTTCTACCTTTTTCCATTAACTTCCACCTTGAATTCGAGTATTACATATCACAAAAGATAGTAAGATGTCAAGCGATTTTAATAAAAAAGTGAATTTTTTGATACAAATGTTATTTCGCTTAATCTACTTCTTGTGTTGTATAGATAATGTTTTGAGAACATTGCCAAACTATCTGGCGGGTCATCGAAATTGCCCTTTTTGCCAACATTTTTGCTGTCGAAATGTGTTAATAAGTCCATAAAAACATACAAATCTGTCTTTGGAGGGACAATTCCGTATTCTGGGAACACAATATTTCCAGTTATAGTTGCTTCTTGGGCCAAAATCTTCTCTTGTTTTGAGCCTTCACCCTTCCTTGATGCCGAAAATTCTTCTTTTATGCGACAATCGAAGTAATTTTTCTCTTCAAGTTTCATTTTTAGCAATGTTCCAATCGTGTTGCTTGTGTTATTTTCTACAACAAATTCCACAATTTTGTTTTTGATTATAAACCTTACCACTTCGTTAAGGAAAGCGTTGGTAGGGTCAGACACATTTCCAAGAGACTTTTGACGACAAATGGCATCTACAAGGTAAAAATGTCCAGTTTCAGTATCTCTTCTAAGTGCGGGGAACGCAAAGAAGTCGGAACCAGACTTTCTAGTTGGGTCCAGAACAGAATATGCGACATTTTCTAGGGTTTCTGGCAATTTCTTATAAGTCATTAAGCAGTTATAGTCGAACATTCTAGGTTCACGGCTTGCACGGAGCTGTCTGTAAACCAAATCGAACTCATAACCCTTAAGCATTCTTTGTTTTTCTAATAATTTTTCTGTAGATATTAACTCTGGAGCGATACTCTGGCCTTTTTCGTCAAAGCAGTCCATTGTAATAACTATAGTTTTGTAATCGGTTGTATGTCTAACATTTGGAAAGTGTTCATCTTGAACCAGAGTGCCTTTTTGTTCTTCGATGGCAATCAACTGGTTTGGAACATCGAACTCATTAAACATAGTTCCGACTATAAATTCTGGGAGGGTGTCATCTTCTTTACGGCTTTCCATATCCATTACATACTTGCCAAACATCTTTTTATGTTCTTCATCGGCATTCATCTGGCTAACACCGTCAGACAGGTCGTCAATAATCAACGCAACGAATATACGAAGTGAGTTGATAGCGCTTTCACGACCTCTAGCAAACATTGAGCCACCAATTCTAGGGTCAAGTCCTTTAAACTTCCAGTCAGAGATGCTTTCTTTTTCGAAAAGGTTGCATTTATTATCCGCATAGTAATGAGCAATTTCTGGGAAAATCTCTGCTGTTTTAGGGTTTCGGAGCATTCCAAGCATTTGGCTTGAGAATATTTCAGCGTTGGTTGTTGTATTTGTCATACGTATTATCCCACTTGTTTTGTAATAAAGCAAGTGAAGTATAAGGGACATTATTGAGTAAACATTTACAACGAAAGACTTACCAGAACTTGGCATAACTGAGAATATAATTCTCTTAGGTTGTATAGGGTCTGGGAGTTTCACGCCCAATTTTTTAGCATTCATACGATTTGCGAAGAATATAACTGTTGAAAGAAGAGGTTTTCTTCGTGGGAATGCCCTTTGAGCGGGGTCAGTTGCCTTTTCGTATGCGTTTATCATTCTTTCTATATCCCAGCGTGCAGACATATTAAGCATTACATCGACAAGTTTTACGAATTGTTGTCTGTAGTTGCCAAGCACATCTGCGAAATCGATTGCTCGGTCAAGTAATAACTTAATGAACTTACCAGATAGAACATAGCACAAATTTGCGTTAGAAGACAATCTGTAGTCAATATTTACCATTTCGACAGAGTCAAAGAATATATTTTCTTTCTTGTAAGCGAAAAAGCGTTCGTAAGCGTTATCAATGGTTGCCATAGCGGAAACCAGAAGGCCAGAGAAGTTTTTAAGGTCATCTAGCACTTTTTTTGAATTGTATGTCTGTAATTTATCACAAGCACGGTCAGAAAGGTCCAAATATTCGTTAATTACATCTAAACTACTTTTCATTTGCCACCATTATGCGTTTTATTTCTTTACACAGGTCAATGAACATATCTTCGTTAATATTTAGCTTTTTGCAGAAGAACGAAATTTCTTCCTCGTAAAAGTCCTCTTCTTTTCGATGATTTAGCAAATAATTGAAACTTTGAGGCGATTTATAACCAATTTTTCTTGCAGCCTCGCTAAAACTCATTCTTTTTGACCAAATTAGGTATTTAAACGCTATTCCGTATGGTGTTGCGTCTTTATATGAAAGTTTTTGACCACTTGTGCAATACATATCGAAAGTTTTGATGGCATTAGCAGCTAACTGGGCAATTGAACTTTTTTCCATTACACAATTTCTCCTTCAGATGAGAATAACAAGTCCAGCAACAGCAATAGTGTCGCCTATTGTGGCTAACCACGACATATCTGTATAACTGTGGAGACATAACACTGTATTTCTTCCCACATACGGTGCAAGTTCGTATCATTCGACTACCTCGAGACATTTTTGTCTTGAAATTCTCAATTCTGTCTTTACCATAGCATATTTTTAGATTTTTGTCAAGCGTTTTTACAACATAAAAAAGACACACTATTTAATTTTGTGTGTCTTGGCATATTTAAAGTGGTGAATTTGCTGATGGCATTGTGGGCATAACAAGAGTAATTGGTGGTCCATTTCATAGGTAAAGTTGTTATATGTCTTGTGGTGCACCTCATAATTGTTAGGTGAGAGCCGTTTGTGGCATTTTTCGCATTTGCCCCCTCGGAGCCTAAAGATGTGTTGTCGTTTTTGGGCCCAACGGTCGGAATGGAGGTATGCCTCATAGAATTCTTTAGTAAATCTAGGCATTTAAAGTTTTAAGCCAGTCCTTGAATGTTATTGTTTCATACACGAAATAGTGGTCATAGGCAAGTGTGCGGATATTTTTAATTACATCCTTCTCAACATTAACAGGAATTGTATCTAGTAAGTGTATATATTTTTTGTAAACCGCAGAAATCATTGCAGTTTCCAAGTTTTTACTTTCTTTACTTCTAGGTTTGAACCAAGTATCAGTTGTTACATTACAATAGCAAGAGAACAATTTTTGTAAGAGGTATATTTGGGCATCTATGGTTTTGCCACGCCTCATTAACTCGTCTATAAGGTGGAACATTGTATTTTGGCAATGTTTAAAGTATTTTGCCTCATCAACAGAGCCATTATGTGTTACGCTAGCAGGGTTAAAGCACCACGAGTAAAAAGGCGTATAATTGTTAACAATATTTTTTGCTACTGCTTGTGCAAGGTGAATAAAGTAAACATCTTCGTTAAATTTTAATTCTGGGTCCCAGTGGATATTGTTTTCGTCTAAGAATTTACGACTAAACACTTTAGAGTGGGCGAAGGTGCTATCAATGTTGCCATTGTTTTTATTATCCCTAACAAGGACATTGCCATTTTCTGTTTCTTCGTAGAACACAGAGTTAAGGATATCGAATTCTTGTTTGTCGATGTATTCGAAAATTGTTTTCAGCCCGTATATATTTGCAAAGCAGTCATCGCAGTCACACCACATAACATAATCACCAGTAGTTTTATCATAGCCCAAGTTTCTGGTGGCGGACACGCCTTTCCAGTCATCTACGATATAGTGCCAGTCAAAAGAGAAGTGTTCTAGAAAGTTTTCGTCTAGTATAACATCTTTTCCATCGTTAACAATTGTAACGTCAAAGCGAGACCTTTCCACTCCTCTCTGATTTTCGATGCTGTATAGTAAAGGTGCAATTACGTGCTCAGGCTCTTTATA